TTATGGATCAACGCGCAGCGAATACGTTAAAGCGCAGAAAAAGGGACTAGGCGAAGCGCCGCCATCGCCAATCGACGAAAAAACAGGCGAGCCCGCCGGAATAGATAAAGGCTGGGGCTACAATGTCGGCGAAGCGGCGGCAACACAGACGCACAAAATATTAGAAGGCGTGATCGCCCGGCTGCCTGAAGATATCGCCGCTAAATTGCGGAAGGAAATGAAGGGATTAAATGCCTGAAATCAGCATGAAAGTATATGGCGCCGAAGCCGTCACAAAAAGAGTCGGAGAAGTAGCGTCCCGGATGTCGAATCGGCGGCCTATCTTAAAGGCAATCGGCGACCGGATAGCCGAACAGACCAAACGCCGTTTTGAATCGGGCGGTCCTGCACCGTCCGGCGTGCCCTGGACGCCGCTGAAACCGGCGACACTGAAACGAAAAAAGCGCGCCAAAATATTGACTGAATCCGGCCAACTAAAGAGCAGCATCCGGTATCAAATGATCGGCAATAACACCGTGGAAATCGGCACAAATAAAATATATGCCGCCGTTCATCAGCTGGGCTTTAAGAAAATGAAGATTCCCGCCCGCCCGTATCTGGGCTTGAGCGAGAAAAACAGTGACGAAATTGTCGGCATCATCAACGAATACGTAATGGGCTCGCGGTAGGACGCGGGNCTGTAGAACAAGGGGTTGCAACCCCTTGTTCAAAGGAGGATTTNAAAATGAATTTTAAAGGCTTTGACGATTANATTCCGATCTTNAGGGGCGGAAAACAAACNGACAGNAACGGCGTTGTCCATGACGGCGATGCCCTGATTGACAAGGCTATCGCTAAATTCAATGCCGCCGTTCATGAGCCGCCCGCGTGTATCGGACATCCGAAAGACGATGCGCCCGCTTACGGCTGGGTGAAGGGACTAAAAAAAGTCGCCGATAAAACAGGCAATTTGCTGCTGGCCAGGTTCGGCCAGGTCGAACCTGCTTTCAGCGCAATGGTGCAAGAAGGCAGAATCAAAAAACGCTCTGCCGCGTTTTATCCGGACGGCACGCTGCGTCATGTGGCGTTCCTGGGCGCGATGCCGCCCGCAGTCAAGGGCCTGCCGGATGTGGCTTTCGCCGAAGGCGATGCGGCCAGCTTTGAGTATTCCGAATCGTTTGCCTGGGATTCCATCGCTGATGTTTTCCGGCGTCTCCGGGAATGGATTATCGAAACGAAAGATCAGGACACGGCAGACCGGATCATTCCGGACTGGAAAATAGATGATTTAAGATCGGCGGCCAACCCGCCTGCCGATGAACCGCAACTAACAAAGTACAACGCAAAGGAGGATAAGAAAAATATGTTATTCAAAGAAAAAATGAAAGCGTTTTTAGGTTCCATCGGTTTCGATGTCAGCAAGATTCCCGATGAGGCGATTCCGGGAGAGGCTCCGGCATCAACGGGCAGGCAGTTTTCGGAAGCCGATCTGGAAAAAATCAGAACAGATGCCGAGGAAAAAGGCAAACAAAAAGCGCAGGCGGAATTCGCCGAACAGCAAAAACAGACGCGGCTGGCCACCATCAAGACAGAGATCACCGCGTTCTGCGAATCGCTGATTAAAGCGGGCAAGATCACCCCGGCTACCGTAGCCTTCGGCCTGCCGGAAATCCTTTTTTCCATCGCCGGGGTCGATAATCAAATCGAATTTGGCGAGAAAAAAGAAAAGTCCACCGCTTTCGACCGCATGAAAGCGCTTTTGGAGTCGGCCACGCCATTGGTAACTTTCAGCGAAGTAGCCACACGGGATAAAGACGCGGGCGGCGCGAAGACGCGGGAGACAGTCATCGCCAAGTTTATGGAAGATAATAAAGTTGGCTACAAAGAGGCTGTGCTGGCCGTCTCCAAAGAAAACCCTGAATTATTCAAAGAGGAAGAATAGAAGCGGGTTCGTAATCTTAAAAAAATCTAATTCGAAAGGAGAATTAAAATAATGTTTGGACAAACAACAGGTTTAGAAAAAAGCGCAAAATGCGCGGCGATTATTGCAACGGCGTGGCTGATTGCAAAGCTGGGTGACGATGACGACACCTGCGCCCAGGCATCGGCGGCGACGGATGCGCTAATCGGGATATTGCAGCACGTAACGACCGCAATAGGCGATGATGTCCGCGTCATGCTGTCGGGTATTTCCCCGGTTGTGTACGGCGGCGCAATTACCAGGGGCGATCCCCTGACCTCGGACGGCAACGGCAAGGCGGTTAAGGCCGTCGCAGGTCAATCAATCGTCGGTTATGCAATGATATCCGGCGTAGCAAGCGACATCGGCTATTGCCTGATCAGCCCGCAGATTCTCGCGGCCAATCAGGGTGCGAACGGCACTACGTTCAAGGGCCTGGCTATTGCGACATTCGATCCTTCTGCCACTGTCGGTGAGCGTACCATCGCCAAACACGGGCTGGGCGTTTATCTGCCGGATAACGCGATTGTCGTCAGATCCTTCTACGAGGTTTTAACCACATGCACATCGGCCACTGACGCCGCAACAATCGCCCTGGGCGTGGATACGGATAGTGAAGCCGGAATCAAAGCGGCGGTAGCGATCAGCAACGGAGCCAACGCCTATGATGCGGGTCTGCATGAAGGCATCCAGGACGGCGCTGTAGCCAACGCCCTGACCAAGCTCACGGCACTGCGGGAGCTTTGCGCGACCGTTGCAGTAGAGGCGTTAACGGCGGGCAAACTCAGAATCTACGCGGAATACGTAGTCAGCATTTAATTTTTTAAAAAAAAGGAAAAGGAAAAGGAGGCAATACCTATGCCAGAAGCAAAAGCAATGCACAAAGATGCGGTGCTCTCCAATTTATCGGTCAAGTACCGCAATGATGCCATGATATGGCCGTTCGTGATGCCAATCGTTAAAGTCAACAAAAGATCGGATATTTATTATGTCTACAACAAAGATGACAGTTTCAAACTGGTCGATGACCGGCTCTCTCCCAAAGGGATGGCCAACGAAATCGACTGGGGCGTGGCCGATCAGAATTATTCTGTCAAGGATCATGCCCTGGGTGATTGGTTGCCGCAGGAAGCCATCGACAATGCCGACAATCCACTCCAGCCCGAAATAGATACAAACGATTTTCTGAATATGAGTCTGGATGTGGCTCAGGAGAAAAGGGTCGTCGACAAAGTGTTTGCTGCTGCCTCTTACCCTGTTGGCAACAAAACCCAACTCGCGGGTAATTATAAATGGGGAGGCACTACCGATGATCCTATCGGTGATGTACAGACGGCAATTGAAGCCTGCTTCCAGCGCGCCAATGTTTTGGTATTCGGCGTGGATGCATGGTTAAAATTCCGCAAACTTCCCGAAATCCTCGACGCCGTTAAGGCCGTGGCAGGCGCGACGCTTAAGGGCGGTATGGCCTCTGCGCCGGATGTTGCGCAGTTGTTCGAGGTGGAGAGAATATTAATCGGCAGAGCGCGATACAACGCTGCAAGACCAGGGCAAGCCGCAACTTACACGCGGCTCTGGGGCAAGCATTGCGCAGCTCTCTATGTTGCACCGAGTCCGGGAATCAAAACCATTACGTTCGGAGCGACCTTTGCCGAAACCCTGCGTTTTACCGCAAGAGATTTTGATGCCAAACGCGGATTGAAAGGCGCGCATTACATCAGACCCGGATGGAATTCCGACGAAAAAATTATCGCCAGCGATTGCGGCTATTTCATCGAAGACGCAGTGGCGTAACGTAACAACGGTCATTCCCGACCTGATCGGGAATCCAGGAATTTGACCTCAGCTAGAAGCCCTCTCTCCGGAGAGGCGAGAGGGCTTTTGTGGTGAGACCAAAAATTAGAAGATTGGACGATTAGAAGTTTAGAGGATTGAAAAAATGTATTTTAAAATTAATGCGCCGCAGCAAGATAAATACACCGGCATGGGCATGATAAATGTCTCTGCTGACCTATACCTCGAAAAGGGTGATGAGGGCTATGAAAAATATATTGCCGAGCATCTTGTCATGGTACCTGTAATACCTGAGGGCGGCTATACCGGCAAGGTTGATGAACAAGGCGCACCTGCTGACCAAAATGATTATGATAATTGGTTTAAATCATTACCAACCGTTCAGCAACTAAACCCCTTCTGCAATCATTCAATTCAGTTTGAACATGACGTCACCGAAGAAGAAATCCTCTGGTGTTTTGAATGGGCGTTAGGAATTACTCATTGGAACTATCTCATGGACGATTTGCATTGTCAGAAAAAAGATGAAAATGGAAATCCGTATAGTCAGGTTGTCAATCAACCATTTCATTATTCTGCACGGAAAGAATATTTTAAAATTATTTCACAACTTCCTTTGGGAAATCGTTCTGATTACATGAATGCTGAATTAGCTAAAGTAACAAAGGCCGAAAAAAGATTAGTAAAAGTTAAAAAAGTGGATTTTACCAAAGTCAAAACCACAGAGAAGTATAAGGTGAAGTAATGGCGTATGGAACAATTGACATAGGGGCAGGTGCTTCCAATTACGGCAGTTATCGAAATGGTGGATATACAACAGTATGTCAAACAAATCCCGCCAATGCCAATGGTGTATTAACGTCCTTTGAAGTTTGGTTATCAGACCCCGGCGGCGGTTCTGCAAAGATGGGTTCATTCTCTGGGAGTGATTCTAATTACACCATGAGAGATTATGAAACTCTTGGTAGTGTTACTGCTAATAGTAAACAGACATTTACAGGTAAAAATTGTGATGTTTCCTCTGGAGACTATATTGGGTATTATAATGCGGCGGGAACTTTGCGGGTTGAAAATACCGGCGGTTCTGGCAATTATTGGTACAATGGAGATGGATTTACTACTCCTTGTTCTTATAATCATGATTCCAACTATAAAAACGCTTTATACGCTACCGGCGTCACCATCCCCGACGCACCGACTGATGTTTCCGCTACCGACAACCTCACAGATAAAGTCACAATTACATGGACGGCAGGTACTGGAGAAACAGGCGGACATAGAGTCTATCGTGATGGAGTTGATATATCGGGCGTTGTCGCACATGGAACAGCTACCTATGATGATACAACAGCAGTTGCAGGGACGACATATTCCTACACAGTTAAAGCAATCAATGCTGCCGGATTTAGCGCCGCAAGCTCGGCGGATAATGGGACGCGCATCGTTGCCGTTATAACAATCACTGATACCGGCGCGGGCAGTGATGCCGTGACGCAGATTGCCGTTGGCCTGTCGCTCAGCGATACCGGCGCGGGTGCGGACAATCTCGGCAGCGGCGTTGCCGCCCGATTGCCTCTCTCCGACAGCGGCGCGGGCAGTGATGTCCTTGCTCAGGTTTTGGCCGCACTGAACGTTTCCGATACCGGTGCAGGTGCAGATGTCCTCTCCCAGCTTTTAGCCTCGCTGATCGTTACTGATACCGGTGAAGGTACGGACGCACTTGCCCAGGTGTTAGCTTCTTTGATCATTACTGATACCGCTGCNGGCAGCGACATTGTCGCCCAGCTTAAAGCTTTGATTTCCGTTGTCGATACCGGCAACGGCAGTGATGCCATCGCGCAGTTGAAGGCTTTGATCTCGCTTACCGACACCGGTGCGGGCAGTGACACAGTCGCGCAGTTAAAGGCTCTGCTTTCACTTACCGATACCGGCACAGGCAGCGATATAATTGCCTCGCTAAAAGCATTAATCTCTATTGCTGAGAACGGCACGGGCAGTGACGCTATCGCTCAGTTGAAGGTTTTGATTTCTCTTACCGATAGCGGCGCGGGCAGTGATGCCATCGCTCAGCTAAAGGCGTTGCTTTCTCTTACCGACAGCGGCACAGGCAGCGATGTAATCGTCTCGCTCAAAGCATTAATCTCTATTGCTGAGAACGGCACGGGCAGTGACGCCATCGCTCAGTTGAAGGCTTTGCTTTCGCTTGCCGATACGGGCGCAGGCAGTGACGCCATCGCTCAGTTGAAGGCTTTGCTTTCGTCTTGCCGATACGGGCGCAGGCAGTGATGCCATCGCTTCGCTCAAGACTCTGCTTTCACTTACCGATACCGGCACAGGCAGCGATTTAATTGCCTCGCTCAAAGCATTAATCTCTCTTGCTGAAAATGGAACAGGCAGCGATGCCATCACGCAACTGAAGGCCTTAATCTCGCTTACTGATACTGGCTCCGGCGCGGATGTCATCGCTCAATTGAAGGCTATGATCTCGCTTACTGACACTGCCGCAGGCAGTGACGCTATCACGCAATTAAAAGCTTTGATTACCCTTGCCGACACGGGTGCAGGCAGTGATGCTATCGCCCAGTTGAAGGCTTTGCTTTCGCTTACCGACACCGGCGTTGGCAGTGACTCGGTCAAAATAATAAAAAATATTATTAAATTTATCACCGACGCCGGATACGGTGCTGATGCTGTATCGCAGATAGGAGCCGCGTTATCAATTGCCGACATCGGCGCGGGCAGTGATGCCCTTACCCAACTGAAGGCGTTGCTTTCTGTTATCGATACCGGCACAGGCAGTGATGTCATCGCGCAGTTGAATGCATGGCTCTCCGTTATCGACATCGGCGAAGGTGCAGACGGCTTTCCGGTAATTAATGTGTCTCTTGCCGTACCCGATTCCGGTTCAGGCACGGATATTATCAGCCTTGTTTCCGCACTAATTTCCCTCATTGATAGTGGTTCCGGCGAGGATAATGTCCCGGCAATTAACGTGTCTCTAACCGTACCCGATTCCGGCATGGGCATGGACGTCATCGGCATGATCGCTGTTCTTGTCTCGCTGGCTGATAGCGCCTCAGGCGTAGATGTCATTGTCAATTACAGGCAGGATTCCAAGCGCGTGGATATTACCTTCACGCCCAGGAAGCCAGGTATAAATATAACACCCCGAAAAGGGACAATAACTTTTACAAAAATTTAAGGAGGAAATTATGAAAAAGGCATTGATCAGTAACATTGGCAAAATCGGAGAAGCTCTCTCACGCTTATTCAGTAAGGTTCGAAAAATAACGGACAGAGTCTGGTACAAAACAGAATGGACAATCAGTAAATATGCGGATGAGGCGGCGTTCCTCGCGGGAAATCCGTTTGCAACAACCATAGTCAAAAATAATGTGCTTCTTAATGAAGGCATCGGCGAAATGATTGATCTGTTCTGTGGTATCGGCGGTACGGCATTTTCCGAAGCCAACGCATATATCGGCGTCGGCGACAGCGATACTGCCGCTGCGGCTACGCAGACCGCACTACAGGCAGTAACAAACAAAGCCTATAAAGCGATGGAAGCCGATTATCCTGTACGAGCCAATCAAACAGTCACCTTCCGTTCGGTCTTTGACGGCAGCTCCGGTAATTTCGCATGGAAAGAATTTTCTGTTGCCAACGGAAACAGTGATTTGTCCAAGAATTTAAACCGCAAAGTTTCCGATCAGGGAACAAAGATCAGCGGCCAGACTTGGACTGTAGACCTGGCAATTACGTTCTCTTAATGCGCAGCCTTTACCTCCCTCTCCCTTGAGGGGAGAGGGCTGGGGTGAGGGTGAACGGAGAAAAAATGGAAATCATTAACGAAGAAACAACCTTGGTTTTGAGATTATCATTCAAGGATGAAAACAGTGTCGGCGTTATTCCGACTGCGGCGCAGTACCGGATTGACGATGTCGAATCGGGCACACAGCTTCTGGACTGGACTAGCTTTGCGCCGTCAGCAATTACACACGATCTGACAATAACCGATGCGCAAAACGACATTCTGGATGCCGCGTTGGATTCGGAAAAGAAAAAGGTGACTGTTAAAATTACTTACGGGCCGCAAAATAAAAAGGCCACGGCGGACTATATCTATACCGTGAAGAATTTGTCGAAAATCACATAGGAGCGACGCGACAATGGCATACTGCATATTAGCAGACATCAAAAAGGCAATTCCGGAAGTCGTCATCATTCAATTAACCGATGACGATAACATCGGCGAAATTGTGTCAGCTAACGTCAACAAGGCAATAGCCGCCGCAGATGCAACGATTGATGCGTATTGTCAACGATACTATACAATACCGCTGAATCCTGTTCCTCCCAAAATAGTAGAAATCAGTGCGGATATCGCAATATATAATCTCTATTCCCGCAGTGATCTGCCATTGCCGGAAATACGCAAAGATCGCAACGATGCGGCAATTAAATTTTTAGAAAAAGTTGCAAAGGGCGATATCGATCTGGGCGCGGCAACGCCTGCGCCTACAGACACAAGCAATGGCGCAGAGTCCAACTGCGACAAAAGTGCGCGGATTTTTACGCGCGACAAAATGAAAGGGTTTTAAAATGCTGGAAACAATACAAAACGATATAATAGAGCAAGTAAAAGCCATCAAAGATATAAAGACTGCTGCCGCCTGGCAGGGGGACGTTGATTCCCTGCTGAAAATGCCGCAGAAGATGCCATCCTTGCATGTGGTTTATCAAGGTGCGAGATTTGAACCGTTCGATCAGGTCGGCGAACCAACAATATCATCGCTGGACTATCTGCTCATTTTAATTGTCCAGAACCAGAAGAGCAGGGAGGACGCATCTGCCGCCGCGTACACAATCATTGAATCCGTCCGGGACCAATTAACCGGGCATCAAATAGGCGCGTATGGTTTTCTTCGGCCCAAACTAGAAGATCTCCTCATGGCGGAGGGAGGTATCATTGCTTACGGCCTTACATACAGCATGGAAAATGTGCTGGTAGCAACGGAATAAAGGCGTGAAGAGCGAATGCGGAGCGACAGAACAAGGGGTTGCAACCCCTTGTTCAAGAAATAATAAAATCTGTTATTCCCCGGCTCGGAGACTGGCGAATGCCGGTTGACCGGGGAATCCAGGAAATTAAAAATAGGGGGTTAAAAAATCATGGCACAATACAAATTAAAAGATGGAGTTCAGGGCTTCACCGTTATCGACGGGGAAATGGCCGGAAAAAGTTTTAAGAGCGGAATTGCGTATGATGCAATTCCATCACAGGAAGCCGCGAAATTTTACGTGATCCCGGAAGCGGCAGTAGATGCACCTGCGGACATTGACGGGCAAAAGAAAAGGACAAGTAAATAATCCATTCTCTTGACTTCCCTCCCTTCGAGGGGAGGGATTGAGGGAGGGTGAAAAACAAACTGGATTCACGCCTTTGCGGGAATGATAAAGAAGGAGGTTAACTAATCATTATGGGTAGAGATTTTATGGCTTCAAACAATGTCATCGCGGTGTCCGCCAAGCTGCGGGAAACGGCGATAAATACCGAGCAGACGCTCGATACCACCATGCTCTGGAATATGGCCAGTCTGATAGATATCGATCCGCGCCGGCAGAATAACGATAACGAAGCCCACGGCAAAGAAGAGGTTGATACGATTTATGACCGCGGCAAATTATCGATGTGGCCGGCTGCGCATGATATGGCCCAGCCGCAGAATATCGCCTTCCTGATGGGTTATGGAATGGGAAATGTCGTTTCCACCACGCTGGGCGCAGGAAAAAAACACGTCATTACGCCGATTGCCGGATCAGTGGATTCCAATCGCGATAATCCTTCATTCACGGCTGTGCAGCGCTATGGCAATCAGGTGGCCAAGAGACGCTTCGCCTCGATGTTTGTTGATTCCGTGACGACGAATTTTTCGCGTGATTCTTTTGTCAAAATTTCCGCCAGTGTCAAGGGAACCGGCAAAATAACCGACAACGTCATCAGAGAAACGCTTTCCGCCGCAGGAAATGCCGTATCCCTGACGCTGACCGCCAATGGCGTGCAAGGCGCGGATGCGGCAACCCGTCTGGATAATGTGCATCGCATTCGGGTCCAACTGACGCCCGGCGTGTACACGGAAGTGGCCTATTCCGCGGTCTCCGACGCCGCTCCCGCAGTGATCACGATTACATCGCCCGGCGGAACAGTCACCCCGGTGTCTTATGAAATTCTTTACATCGCAACGGAGACAACCTGGATGACGCTCCCGGCCCGTGTCAACGAATCGCCGCTGGAAATGGCATCGACCATATTCAATGTGGGCGGCACATGGAACGGTACAACGTTTCAAGGTGGACGGTCGCTGACCTCCGAAATAAAATCGCTGGAACACACGTTGAACAACAACGGCGAGGTGCAGTTTGTGCCCGGTGCGGGAGGTCAATACGGCAACAGATACATGCGCGGCGGCAGAATGCAGACAATCAAACTCGACCGTGAATTTCGTGAATTCATCATGCAGCGCCACATAATCGACAACGATACTTTCGGGCTTTATGTCAAGGCTATGGGCGCTCTTTATGATGCCACGTATTACTACCAGGCTGAATACATATTCCCGAGATGCGCGCTTCTCAAAGCGCCGATATCCGTCGATGGGAAACGGCTGGCCGAAGCGGGCGATATCCAGGTGCTGCAAGATGATACCTACGGATCTGCAATTATCATCGTGCAGAATCTGCAAGCGAGTTACGCCGCGTAGCGGAGCGACAGAACAAGGGGTTGCAACCCCTTGTTCAAGAAA